TATATTATTATTTTTAAAATCTTTTTGAAAAACAATATGATGAGTTTCAAGTGGTATTTCATGTTTTTTTGGTTTATAATTACATATACTACAACAATCCATATATAAATCACTATTATAATTAGAATGTTTAGATTTAATTAAAGATTGATTAGAGAAATATTCATTTTTAATATCATTAGAAATAGATAAAAAATTATCCATATTAATAAAATGTTTAGCAACATTTAAACCATAAAAATGTTCACCATTACCAGTTCTTAATTTTCTATCATATATTAATTCATTAGTTTTATCATTATATGATACATGTAAATGATATATTTTAACATTATTATCTACACATTTTTTTATTGTTTCAACTTCAATTAATTCATGTAAATGTGTTGCTGTTATAAAACTTGTTTGATTTTCACTTAAAATTTTAATCATAGATGAAACAATAATAATACTAGATTGATGTTCTGTACCTTTACATACTTCATCAGCTATAACTAATGTATTCATACCTGATCTTTTTAATATAGCTCTTAATTCAACTAATTCAAGAGCAAAAGAAGATAACCCTTTAAATAAATTATCATTAGAAGTGATTCTAGTAAATAAAGAATGATAAGGTTTATAAATAAAAGAATTAGCAGCAACAAAATAACCCATTTGAGCCATAATTAAATTAATACCAATAGATTTTTGTAAAGAACTTTTACCAGCTGAATTTAAACCATATAATAGAATACCATCTTGATTATTAATACCAATATGTATATCAGTAGGGATATATTCAGTATTAGTATTAATTAATTCAATTAATGGATGTCTAATTTGTTTAGTTTTAATATAAGATTTATCTAAATTAGAAGAATGATTTTTAATAATAGGTTTAATATAATGATTATTAGTAGCAATAATAGAACCAGATTTTAAAAAATCAATTAATGAAATTAAATCAATTAATTTTTGAATATCTAATGAGAAAGTATTAGAAATATGTTCTAATTTTTCTAAATAATATTGTTTATTTAAAATTTTTAATTGTTCAATATAATCATTTAATTTAGTAGAATTTGATTCTAACATAGGGAAGAATAATTTTGAATTATTACCTTTTGGTAAATGTTTAAATTCTATTTGATCATGTTTTATTATTAATTCATCTTTATTATCATTATATGATATTTTAATTTGTTTATCAATATTTAATTGTCTTTGTAAAATATCTGCTCTTCTTTTAGTTAAAATTAAATAATGTCCATCTCTATCATTAGATTCAATTCTAATTAAATTATTATCATTTTTATTATTATCAATTAATTTATCAAGATATTTAGATAAACCATCAGATATAATAGTCATCATATTTTGACATAATTCAATATTATTAGTAATTTTATCAAGATCTTTATATAAACCTTTGACAAAAATAGGACCCGAAATATCATTTAATAGAAATTTTTGTAGATTATTGATATTAAAATGTTTAAATGTATAATCAATAAATTTGATATTAATGTCTAATAATTTAATTAAATTATCATCAAAATAAAAATTATTAATAGATAAAAAATTAACAATATTAATAGATTTATCAATACCATTAATTAAATTATAAAATTCTAATGGATTTAATAATGATAAATCTAATTTTCTCTTTAATCTTTCAATGTCACCAATTTCCATTAAATCAATATTAATCTTTTTTAGAACATCTTGATTATTAATAAATTTATCAATAATATTATATCTCTCATTTAATATATTTTCATTAGTTAATGGTTGAACTAATGTATTTTTTAATAATCTTTTACCCATTGGTGTTGAAGTTTTATTTAAAACATCAAATACTGATTTATATGTATTATTTTTATTATACATACCTGTTATATTACTATTATCATATGTTAATAAATTTAATTGATATATCGCATTATTACCTAAATTTAATATCTTATTTTGATAATATATTATAGGTTTATCTAATTTATTTATAACATTGTGATTATGTTCATATATATAATCAAATAATAAAATTAATGATAATCTTGAGAAATGATATTTTTCAATATCTAATGTCTCAAAAATATTATTATTACCTAATAATGGTATATTATTATACACTTTTGATAATATAGTCTTTTGATATGATATTTTTTCATATGGTTTCTTATCTTCTTTTAAATTATATATATTAAAATTATATTTATTTAATTCTAAATATAATACAATATCATCCATCTTTATTGTTATCAAATTATTATAATTTATTACTATTTCTTTTACTTGATATGATAATATAAATTTTGATATTTCATCTAAAGAATATTTATCATCTTGTTTATTAGCATAAATTTCATGAATAATAACTTTACCAGTAGTAATATCAATTAATGATAAACCACAAGATAAAAAATATTTACCAGAATATAAATCACTAGATTCTTCTAAATATAAACCTAAAACAAAATTAGCATCACTAGATTGATTAGTATTATTAGAAACATCAGGAATATAAGTACCAGGAGAATAAATACCAGTAACTTCTCTTTTTGGATTAGGTGGAGAAGATATTTGATCAATAATAATGACAGTATAATTATTATCAATTAAAATTTTTAAATATTTAGATAAAACAGCAGAAGGAAAACCTAACATATATGGATTTTTAATATCAATAGTTTGAATTGATTTATTTTTTTTACTAACAATCATATTTAGAAGATCACCAATTTGATTTAATTTAAAACCTTGAGTTTCAGTTTGATAACATTCATGAAAAGAACCTACTTGCATTAAACAAACAGTATTATCTTTACCATATTTATTAGAATAATGATTATAAATACGAAAGAATTCTTCAATGATATTTTTATGAGAATTTATTTTATTATCAAAATTAGATGTATTCATTTTTATTATAATTACTTATGATATAATTAATTAATGTTTATATATATTAAAATAAAATAATATAATAATATAAATAAAAAATATAATAATATGATGTGTTTATTGTCTAGCTAATTTTTTTTTTAAAAAAGATTTTATTTTAGAATAAATATAATTTTTTAAAGGACCTTTGACACCATCTTTTTTAAGATCCCACCAATTAACTCTATTTTCTCTACAGAAATTTTCTAATAATTCACTAATATCATATTTATTAAAAGTATTAATAAAATATTTTAATTTAAGTTCTTTATGTTCAGGTTTATTATCTTTATCATATTCATTAACAACATTACCACCTTTAACAGATAAATAAGATAATAATTTATAATATCTTTCATTTTTAGCTAACCAATAAATGAATTCTTCAAAGAAATAAGCAGTCATTTGATTTCTTAAATTAGGATCATTATTAACATCAACCATTGGATTAAAGTTTGGTCTTGGATAAATTGCACTTAATTGTGGATAAATTCTAGTACCAGAGTCATCAATTTCATTACGAATAATAGGTGGATAAATAGTTGGTGTTAACATAGGTGTAATATTAGAATTAACAGTTAAATAAGGATTATAAGGATCATTAATAGTATTAATAATTCGACCATTAAGAGGATTGATGATACTAGGAGTATTAAAAACTCTAGCTAATAATGGATTACTATCAACATTAACAGTATAAGAAGATAAAGAAGGACTATATGGGGTTATTGGAATCATATTACTATATAATAATAATATAATATATAATTTTATTTTTCATTTTTTAGATATTTTTTTATATTTTCTATAAAATCTATATTTAAATTATTTTTATTTTTTATAACATCTAATAATATTTTTTCTATTGTATTATCATCATAATTAATGTTATAATAATTAAATATTTTTCTAATAATATTCATAAATATATCAATATTATTAATAATTTCTCTAATATTACTAATACAAAAACAATATAATATTCTATTTAATGTTTTTATTGAAATTGTTTCCAAATTTTCATCAAACCATATATTTAAATCATTAATATTATAAATATTATATATTACTGATATTAAATTATATGTATTTATTGGTAAATGAAAATATGAATATAGACCAATAGATTCTTCATTATTATAATCTTTATATATCTCTTTATTATATGATGTTAAACATAATTTAATATTATTATTTGATTTTATTGTTATATGATTATTTAATAATGGATGTATATATAATTTATTAGTTTCAATAACTTGTAAACAATGAGAATTTTTAATTGGTTTAGTCATAATATTATTAATTTTATTAATTTTATCATTATTCATTTAGATATATATATTATAATTTTTTTTAATATTTTATTTTTTTATTATATATATTATATATATATTTTCATAATGATTAATACTCTTAAATATAATTTATTAAATAAAGAAATTCATATATTAAAAGATCAATTTGATAAGATTATTAATAATCCTAAATTTATTAATAAAAAAAATAAAATAGATAATTTATTAAATTTATATACAATAATAATAAAAATGAGATTATTACATGGAAAACTATTAGATAAATTAATTAAATATTCTAATAAAAAAGATTCTATAAAAAAATATTTCAGTTTAAGTATGTATGATTCTATTAGTTTTGATATTAAATCTATTATTAATGATACTGAAAATAATTATAAAAAATTATATGATGATATTCCTGATTTAGATAAATTAGTTATATCAAAATTATCTGATAAAGAGTTTCAATATATTATTAATAATTCAATATTTAATGATACAGAAGATGAATTATCTTTGGATACTTCTTATAATAAAGTTATTGATGAATCAATATATACTGATAGATTAAATGATAATAAATCATATAAAAAATTAAAAAATAATTCAATAATATATTTTTATTTATCAACATGTAGTCATTGTGTTGAATTTAAACCTATTTGGGATGGTTTAATTAAATATTTTGATAATACTAATATTAATTTTATAAAAATTAAATGTGATAATTATAATAATGAAAAAATTGATAAATTAATAAAAATATTTAATGTAGAAGGTTTTCCAAGTATTTATTTAAAAAAAAAATCAAAAATTATACCATTTATTGGTAATAGAGATCCTACTTCATTAGTTGATTTTGTTAATGATAATAATTTATAATTTTTTTTTTTGATTTTTTGATAAAAAATTTCTTATTTTTAAATAATATTCTCTCTTACTTTTTCTATATAATGTTGCTGCTTCTGCATTTAATGGTGAATCTGGATTAGGATCATTTAATAAAGATATTATACTCAATATTACTGAATTTATAGTATTAGCTGGTGACCATTTATCTTGTAACATATCAACACATATTTGTCCATCTGTTATTGCTATATTTGGATGATATATATTTGTTTTAAAATTGATTTTTGGAGGTTTATATGGATATTCTGTTGTAAATCTTATAGATAATAAAAATATTTCTCCTTCATATGGAGAATCATTTGGTCCCATTATTGTTAACTCCCATTTATATATATCTTTTTCATCTGGTATAACAGATAATATATGTTCACATGAATCTTTTGATATTAATTCTAATTGTTTAGTTATTGCTCTAATTGAAACATTTTTAGTCATTTTTATTATTATATCTATATATAATTAATTATATATAGATATTTTAATTTAACAATTTTTTTTCAAAAAAATTAGGCGCTAGAAAGAAAATCAAAGATTTTCCAGAAGTTTTTTATCTTGCGAACGATGTGAGTAAAATAAAACTAATTAATATGAGGATAAAAAAATTGATAATATATATATTTGAATAATGTTAATATAATATAATGAGATATAAAAATATATTAATCTATTAAAGAGATATATAATAAAATTATAATTATTAATTAATGAATAATCTCAAATTAATAGATATTGTAAATTATTTTTCAAAAAATAAAATTATTATTAATAGAATTAATGAAACTAATTTAATTATAAAATCATATCCTAGAGTTTTTATTGATTTTCCTGCTGATTTTAATAATCTATTTATATGTTTATTAATCGCAGATAAAAATATAAATATGACAATTAATGATAATAATAGAATTACTATTGATAAATATATTTTACAAGAACATAAAAAAAAATTATTAAAATCTATTGCTGATGATTATAATATTGATTTAGCTAGAAAGAAAAAAATTATTAGTCAAATTAATAATAATATTTTTACTAATGATGTGGCTTTAATTTTAAGTGATTATTTTTATATTAATCTAATTATCTTTTTTAATGATAGTAATACTACAAAAATTTATTATTCACAAAATGAATTAGATCCTAATATCCCCTTTATTATTATTAATCATATTAAAGATATTAATTCTATTAATTATGGTTTTGAATTAATTAAAAATGATAATAAATATTATTTCGATTATAAACATCCTGTTGTTTCTGAATTATTAATCGATCCTATTTGTATTGGATTATATAATGATAAACCTTTTAAAATACAAAAATTAATTGATTATACTACTTTAGATGAATTACAAATTGTTGATAATAAAAAATATATTTCTTCTGTTAATGATTTGAAATTATCTACTAAATTAGAAATAAAACATTTATTGGAAACTTGTTTTGATAAAATTATTATATAATGAAATTATTACTTTTTTAATAAAATTATATAATTATTTAAGTTTTTATTTAAAGATATTAAATATATATATAAATATATATTTAATATTTTTTTATTATGAATCAAGAATCTCACACTCAAATCTTAAATAATTATATTAATCTTATTTTAAAATATTTACATAAAGATAATATTATTGATTTAAAAACTAATAATCCTAATGAATTTAAATCTCATATTTATAATAAATTTCCTTTATTTAAACAAAATTATCCATATCTTCTCGATTTATTAATCTCTGATAAAGATTTATCTATTTTAAATACTATGTTAACTAATATTGATAGAATTGATAAAGCTGATGATAAAGAATTTGAATTAAAAAATGTAAGATATGAAATGGCTCATCTTTTAAATGATAAATATATTAAACCTCATATTAAAAAATGATTTCTCCTAATAATTTTATATTACATTTATAACATTCTATATCTAGATTCTTATATAATATTATATTATATAACATTCTATTTTTTTTTATTCTATTTATTAGATATTTTAGTGATTTTTTTGATATAAATTTTATTATTTTTAATCTATATAATGGTTTTATTTTCTTATATTCATCATTATTATAATACATATATAATATATTTTCTATATCTAATATATTATTTTCTGTTTTCTCACATATATTACATTCATATTTATAATAATTCTCATATTGTATCATTTTATAATTATATTTCTTTATTTCATTATCTTCTTCTATATTGATATAATCATTTAATATATTATATGATAAATCATTTAACATTTTTATCTCATATATTATTATTACTATGATTTGTTTAATTATATTTATATTTATTTTATTTTCATTATATATACAATTCTCACCAACTATTGGTTATATATGGTTAAGACCTGATTCTAATAATAATCTTGTTTTTTGTCCTTCTAATTTATTTAGATTTATTATACAACCATTTATAAATCCACATTTTTGGCAATATAATCTTCTTGATATCAATTTTATTGTATTCTTATCTATTTCTATGATTATTTATCATAATATTATATATTTTTATAAATATCATTCTATATAATTAGTATTCTATATAAATATCATTCTATATAATTAGTATTCTATATAAATATCATTCAATAAAATTAGTATTCTATATAAATATGATTCTATATAATTAGTATTCTATATAAATATGATTCTATATAAATATGATTCTATATAATTAGTATTCTATATAATTAGTATTCTATATAGATGAGTAAGCGCGAAAGTATTGAGCACGAGTCATTATTAGTTATACTACTTGACAATATCATTATAATGGCTCGTGCTCAATACTTTCGCACTTACTCGCCTATAAATATCATTCTATATAATTAGTATTCTATATAAATATCATTCTATATAAATATCATTCAATAAAATTATAATAATATATCATAATTTTACTCAATTAAATATAAATAAATATAGTTTAAAAAATTATCATCAAATGAGCCAGTTACATCATTATTTCTTTGATTTATTTGTTGTTTTTTTAATAGTTTTAGTTGATTTAATTTCTTGTTCAATTACTTTAATAGGTTTTAAATCTGTATTTTTATTTGGTGAATCTAATAAAATATTAATAGAATCATTAATTTTTTTATCTAATATTTTTTTTAGATTATTTAAATCAGTTAAACTAACAGGATAGAACATACTAACCCAATAATCATTAGCTTTAGTTTGTAATTCAATATATTTATTATATTCATCACCAAAATAATTACCACTTTTTAAATAAGTCATCATTTCATTAATAGATTTAAATTGATTATTAGATATAATAGTATTGATTAATTTATTAATATTTTGTAAATTATCATTAATTTTATATTCACTAAAAATATCTACTATATACATATCTTTTGTTTTATATATTTCTTCTATTATTTCATATAATTTTTTTATTTTTGTTTCATTAGTTTTTTTTGATTTATAACCAGTACATATAATAAATCTTTCTGAATTTGATGGTCTCGATATTAATGGTTTAGTAATATAAATATTATCAAAACATAATGTTAAAATAATCATTAATTTAATAGTATATTCACTAAATGATTCATAACATTTCAAAACTAAATTACCATCTTTTTTTAATACATTTAAACTACAATATATTTGTGATATTATTGTTTTAAATGATTCTTGTTCTTGATAATTATGATCATTCCATATTATATTTATATCAGTTACTACTAAATCAATAGATTCATTATATTCTTTACATATATTATTTATAGTTTGTAAATCATTTATATTTTTAATATTTTTATTAAATTTAACATTATTAATATCACTTTCACTACCAATATCTTCTATACTTGTATCACTATCTATATATTCTTTATTTTTATCAAATGAATAATATATATCATTATTACTAGTTGATTTATAAAATTTATTTCTATAAAAAGATATACATTGATTTAATGCCATATTATTACTTATATTTAATGTTTTAAATGATTTATTATCATTTATAAGATCATAAGATATTAATAATTCCCATAATACAAAAAATGATCTATTAATAATATCTTTTTTAGATTTTAAATTAAAATATGTAAGAGAAGTATGAATTATATCTTGTTTATTATCTGTAATGAAATGTTCAAATTGATTAGTGACTAAATGTAATGTTTTACCTTTGAATTCAGATTCATTTAAAATCTTAGGCATTTTATCTTTTGATTGATGTTGAAAACTATAAAATCCATATTTAATCATTGGTTCAGTTATATAAGGTGATTTAATTATATCATTTTTTGTATCAAAGATATCTTCATCTATATCTTTTTTTTCAATTGTAAATACTATATAATTATAATCCATTTCTATATTATATTATTATTAATTTATTTATATTTATATTATTTATAATCATTATTTAAATATTTAATAAATCAATTTTTTTAATCTTGTTAACAAATTAAGTAAGATTAAAAAAAATGATTATTTATTATTGTAAACTATTTGTTCTTCTAAAATAATTATTATCTTTTAATTTTAATTTAAATATTTATTTTTCTTGTTTTTCTTAACTTTTTGATTATTTAAATTATCAACTCGTTAATAATTTAATATAATATCTGTTTTATTTTCATTAAAATTACCTTCATTATATTTATCATCACCATTACCACCAATTTTATTTATCTTATTTATTTTATATAATTATAATAATAAAATAATTTTGTTAATAATAATATTTTTAAATAATAATATTTTTAATAATAATCAAATAAGATTATTATTATCAAATTGTCCAGTTATAATTAATTCACCTAATTCATCATATAGTGATCCTTGACCATGTCTTTGATCATTTAACCATTCTCCAACATAACTTAATGTCATTAAATCTTTATGATATAATGTACCAAAACCATGTTTCATATGATTTGAAAATCCACCTTCATATATTAATACACCATTTTCATATAATTTTGCATTAATATCATGATAATTATTATTTTGTAATTTACCTTCGTATTTTATAATACCATTATCATAAATTTTACCATTAATTAATTTTTCATCATTATTAAATATTCCTTCATATTTTAATAAACAATCTAAAAATATTTTTCCTTCTTGTAATTTATTATTTTTATTAAATATACCTTGAGAAATTAATTTATTATCTAATAATGAATATTTTTCATCTAATTTATTATTATCTAATAAACCATATCTAAATATTATATCATTATCTAATTTTTTAATTATATAATCATTATTATTAGATTTATATTCTTTTATCATATCTAATTCATATAATTGATTATTTAATTTAAAACTCATTACATATTTGACTTTATTATTTATACCATATTCTTTTATTAATTTTATAAATTCTTCATCATAATTATTATCTTTGATTTGTTTATTTATTTTTGTATATATATTTATCATTTCTTTAAAAAATATATCTAATAAATCTTTATTTATTAATAATTCATCTAAATTTTTATTTAAATTTATATATTGAATACCAGATTTTGATAAATCTATTATATATTCTTTTTCATTAATAGTATAATATATTAATCTTATTAAATTTTCATTTTCATCATAATATTTCCATAAATTGACTTTTTTCTTATTTTGTATATAACCTTCTATTTTCTTTAATCCTTTATTATTATAATCTATATATAATGTTTTTTCATTTGTTATACCATTAATCCATTCACAACTTGATAATAATTTACCATCTTTATTATATTCTTTACCTAAACCATGTTTCATATCATTTAAGAATAATCCAATAAATATATTACCATTAGTATATATTATTTTTCCATTTCCATTTCTTAATCCATTTTTAAATTCACCTTCATATAATATTTCTTTTATATTTTCTTCTATTACTTCTTTTTTTTCTTTATCTAATTCTTTATCTAATTCTTTATCTAATTCTTTATCTAATTTATTAAATTTATTAGATTTATTAGATTTAATGAATTTTGTAGATTTATTAGATTCATTTTGAATTATATTTGGTTTAATATCTGTTTTATATGTTTTTGATGATATATTATATGTTAATTTACCTTGACCTTCATATTTACCATCTTTAAAATATCCATTATATATATATTTATTATTTTGATATATACCATAACCATTAGGTATATCTTCATATACTTCTCCTTGATATACACTAAATATATTATTAGTTATATTTGTTATTGTTTTCATCATTTTAATATATTATATATAATTATCTATTATATAAGATATTTATATCAATATATAAATTTATCAATTTTTTTGATAAATACTATTATAATCAAATAATTTTTGACTAATATATTTAATACTTATTATTTTTATTTTGATAATATTGTATTTTCATTTTTTAATAAACTATGATCTAAATCTCTTGTAAATACATAACTATTTATTAAATTATATGATTTAAATTTTTTATATTCATTAATACTATATTTTTTTAATTTATTTAAATCTAAATTTATTTGTCTTGGTTGTAAAAATAATGAATAATTTGATATATCTCTTTTTTTATCTTCTTCTAATAATTTTTTATCTAAATGATATCTAATTAATAAATCAACAATAGCTAATCTATATAATTCATATTCATCTATTTCTGGTTTATTTATTAATAATTTTATTAATATTTTTTTATTTTTATTATAATATTCTTTATATAATTTTATAATTTTATCTAATACATATTCTACATCTTTACTAATATTATTTAAATCAGTTAATAATCTATCTTTATTTGGTAATTGTATATATAATAATTCATCTAATGATTTAATTTCAATATCTTGTCTTTTGATTTCATTTAATAATTTTGTAATAATATTTGATTCATTTAATCTTAATTTATTTAATTCATTATTAATATTTACATTATTAATAGATTTAATAACATTATCAATATTTTCACTATATCTATATGCAAATTTATAATTTTTAAAATCTTCTAATTTATTTATTATATTTTTTTCATTTGTGTCTTTATTTATCAATTCATTCTTGATATTATCTAATTCTTTATCAAAATCTTCTCTATTTATATTATTTATTTCATCTAAATATCTAATTATCATTGATCTAAATACTCTATTATATTTATTATTATTATATAATTTATTAATTTTATTACTAAATGATCTTATATCTATTGTATTATTTATAACAGATTCTATATCATTATTTATTTCATTTGTTAATTTTGATGATTTTATATCTTTATAATTATAATTATTATATAATAATCTAAAATAATTAGGATCATCCATTTTTGGAGCTTGTGGCACATTTTGTGATCCATATATATATCCTTTAATTTCATCTGTTGTTTTTAATGTTTTAATTTTATCTAATTCATCACTAAGTTCTTTTTTAGAAGTTTCAAAATCTTTGCTTCTATTTTTAATTATTTCATCTAATTCTTTTTTTCTATCTTCTTGTAATTTTTTTAATACTTCATCTTCTTTATCTTGATCTAATAATAATTTTTTTTTCTTTTCTTTATTTTCATCTTCTTTCTTTAATTTATCTTTATTTAATTTTTCTTGTTCTTCTTTTAATTTCTTATCTTGTTCTTCTTTTTCTTTTCTTAATTTTTCTTTCTCTTTATTATCTTTTGCTTTTTTTATTTTATCTTCATTCTCTTTTTTTATTCTATTTTCTTCTTCTTTTAATTTCTTTTGTTTTTCTTCATTTTCTTTTTGTATTATCTTTTTTTCTTCTTCTAATCTATCTCTTTCTTGTTTTTGTTCTTCTTCTAATTTATCTTTTTCTTGTTTTTGCTCTTTAGTTAATTCTTCTTTATCTTTTTTATTTATTTTATCTAATACATCTTTATCTTTTTTATTTTTTTCTTCTAATCTTTTTTTTAATTCACTCATGAAATCTTGTGGTTTATCTTTATTTATTTTTTCTAATTCTTCTTTTATTTTATCTTGTGCTCTTGTTGTTGATGTAGATGGTTTTAATTTTTTTTGTTGATTTAATAAATCTTGTGCTGTAAAAGGAATTGTACTTTGAGATTTTTGTTCTGTAGATATTGATGATTTTTGTTGTGATGTTTGACTAAATGGTGAAGGTACTGGTATTTGTGCTTTTTGTTGTGATGTTTGATTAAATGGTGGAGGTACTGGTATTGATGATTTTTGTTGTGTTTGTTCTTGTCTAAGTCCTAACATTTTGTCTAAATTTGTAGTATCTATTTTAGACATATTTATTTTACCAACATTAGTAGTTTGTTGTTGAGTAGTTTGTTGTTGAGTAGTTTGTTGTTGAGACGGATTAAACATTCTATTTGCTAAATCTTTATAATTAGGTATATTATTATTAATATATTTGTTATCTTTGTCATCATCATCCCAATCATCATCATCATTGGCACCACCAGTTAAATTAATTTCATTTTTAATATTAGATTTGATATTATTTAAAACTTGTTGATTATTTAAAAGATCATTTTTTCTAATATTAATTAAATTTTTTTTATCTTGATCTTGATATTTATTAGATAAATTATTTAAAAGATTTAATTCTTTATTAATATCATTTAGTGATTTATTAATATTATTAGAGACATTAACAATTTTATTTTTTTGTTCAACTAATTCTTTTTCATTTAATAATAATTTATTTAATCTCATATCATTTTTATTTTTTTTATCTAATAATTCATTTTTTTCATTTAATAGATATTTTCTTTTTTCAAGATTACTATTAGTTTCTCTCAATTTATAAATATTTTGTTCAATATTATTCATTTCACTAATTAATTGATTCATTTTATTAATATCATTAGTAGATCTTAATAATTCTAATTGTTTATTTTTTTCATTAAATAAATCTATATTATTTTGAATTTTATTATTATTATTATCTATTAAATTATTATATTCTAATAAAACAGAATCAATAGAAGTTGCACCTCCTGATAAAACTAATTGAAAGAAATTTTGATTTAAATCAGTTCTTTGATTATATAATTCAACTAAACCTCCATTTAAATCATTATAAGTATTATTTAATTTTTGTACAACATTATCTAATTCAGTTTCTTTTTTTAATAAATCTTCTCTTTTATTATTTAATTTATTTTTTTTATCTAATAAATCTTTTAATTTTTTATTATTATCATTTTTATTAGATGACATTTTTTTATTTTCATCATTTAACTTCTTTTCTTTATCTGAAAATAATTTAAATTGTTCTTCAATATTTTTTTTAGTGAATTTAATATCATCTAATAATTTAGTAATTTTATTTTTTTCTTCTATAAAATTATTATATTTATTATCAATAACATTAATTAATTCAGTAATATTTGAAATATCTTGTTCTACATTTTTCTCATCTTTATTTAATGATTCTTTTTCTTTTAATAATTTATTTTTTTGTTCTTCTAATTTTACTCTTTCTAAATATAAATTATATTTTTTATCATTTCTAGATTTCTTATCATTTAATTTTTTAACATCATCAACTAATCTATTATTTTTTTGACTAATTAAATCTAATTCTCTTTCTAATAAATCTTTATTTTCAACATTTGTATTACTTAATTGTTTTTTTAAATTACTAATATTTTTATTATTTCTTTCTATCTCACTATTTAAATATTTTAATTTATTTACTATAACATCTATTGCTTTCTTATAATTTTCTTTTATTTCATCTTTTTTACCTCCTTCAAATATCACATTATGTAATATATCTTTCTTTATTCCATTCTGTCTTTCTAATTTTAATTCTGATAATTTTGGTGATTGTGATCTTGATTTTTTAGGTGATTTAGATTTATCATTTGGTGATTGTGATCTTGATTTTTTAGGTGATTTAGATTTATCATTTGGTGATTTAGATTTATCATTTGGTGATTTAGATTTATCATTTGGTGATTTAGATTTATCATTTGGTGATTTAGATTTATCATTTGGTGATTGTGATCTTGATTTTTTAGGTGATTTAGATATATGTAATTCTGGATTTCTTAATCTTAATCTTTCTTGTGATCTTCTCGGTGATAAATCAGTATTAGAACCAGCAGATAAATTATTATATTTAGATAAAATATTATTATATAAATCTCTTACTTTATTATCAATATCTTCATTTTGTGATTTCATTTCACATATTTTATCCATTTCATTTTTTATATAATTTAATAATTTTTTTTCTTTATTATTAGTTACAATTTGATCATTTTCAGTATTATCCATAAAATATATACTACTATATTTTTATAACTAGAATATATTTTTCAATTTATTATATATTTATTTTTATTTTTATCTTATTCTAATCTGTTATAAAATTTTATTTATTTTAACTAATTACAAAAATAATAAAATAATTTTATTAAATCATTATGTGAATAAACAAAAAATAATAGATAATAATTATGTATGAATTATTATTTATCATTAAATATAAAAATCAAATTAATCAATCATTTTTTTGAAAAATATAATATCTATTTAATCTAGAGAATTTGAACCAATTTTTATTATCTTCTGTATTTTTATAAAATTCTCTAGCTTTAAAGAAATATTCTCTAGTAGCTTGAACATCTTCATATTGACATGTATTATCAAAAAAATCTTTATAAACATTAAATATATTTTCAAAAGTATCAGTTTCAATTAATCTCATATTACAAGATTTTTTTAAATTATCAATTAAAAATGTTGGTGTAACTAAATATTCTGTTTGAGAAGTACCTTCTAACATAAAACTACAATTAAACATATCAATTGCTAAACCAGTATTATTAATATCTTTAATATCATTTGGATATTTTTTCACAATATCAAATAATACTTTTTGTTCATTTTGTTCATTTATATAATGACTAGTTATATGACCATTATTATCAAAAGAACTATGAACTTGTTCACCATCAAAACATGTAATCATCATATAACCATGATTTTTAAGAAATTTATTAATATTATAACATAAATTAGTCCAAGTAGTTTGATCTTTTAAAAGATAATGTAACATAAATTGAGCAGATATCAAATCATATTTTTTATATGTTTTACTTAATGAATTTTCACCAAATATAGATTTTAAATTTTTCATATTTAATTCACTCATTTTACCAATAGCATTTAATTGATCATCTAAATTTAATTTACTTCCTGCATCAGCAACCATAAATGTCATATTTGGAAAACCAGGATATTTTTTTTTAAATTTATTAAAACGAGAAGTACATGAATCACCAGCAGAATTTATACCATGATCATTAATATCAATACCAACACAAAAATTAACTCTAGCATGATAATATCTCATTAAATCACCACCTCTACCAATACCAATATCTAAAACATCTAATCTATTAGGTTTACCATTAATATCAATTTTAGGTTTACAATAAATATTAAATATATTAGATTTAATAAAATTGTGAAATTGATCCATATTATCTCCCATATTACTTACTAATTGATAATATGCATTACCTCTATTTTCTTGATTAATTATATCACTACTAACTCTTGTTTTTAAATATCTAAAATGTTCTTCAGATTGTTTAGGATCACCTAATAATTTTAAATCATTAATTGTCACAATATTTTGCATACTATTCCATATACTATTTGCTACATATTCATTATTACCATATTTTCTTTTATATCTATATACTGATTCTGTTTTTTCATATCTAGTTCTTAAAGGGATCCATCTAAAACGTTCAGGAATTTCTAAATCATTTTGATATGTAAATTCAACAACAGTTTTATCTTGAATGATATTACCTTCAATATCTCTAATATGTCCATCTCTTATATAAATATATGATAAATGATTATTCATATTTTCTTGAAATAAAATAGGAAATTCTTTTTTATTAATCATTCTACCAACATGTAATTTAATAATTCTATAATATCCTTCAGTTTTAACTTTATCAATATTAAAATTATAAACTTGATCTTTATTATTATCAATATAATTAGTCAAATTATTTTTATTAGTATTATCAAATACATCTATAATTCTATTAGTATCAGGATCTCTTTCAAATTCTATATAAAAATCTAATGAATTATGTGTTTCTGGTTTCCATTTATATATTGGATTTTTTGTTTCTTTTAAAGATTTTGTATATTTTTGTTCTATTGGTGTATATGTTAAACCATCTAATTCATATGGACAATCTACTGAAGTATCTTTAGTACAACTATTCCATAATAGATCACTATAACTATAAATTTCATAATCAGCAGCACCTAATGGAAATATAAAATATTTACCCATTACTATATTAACTTCTTTAATATCATTTAATTTCTTATTTAAATTACTATAATGTCTTAATATATCTTTTTTATAATAATCTAATATTTTATTAATATCACCGAAGGTGCCTATGGCAAATTTATCTTCATATTTTGGTACTTTATGATCACTATTAAATACATTATTTAATATTTCACTCATTTTATTTAATCTTTTTTCTAATAAAATTTCATTTTTAATATCTTCTCCATTTACAAATAAACAATCAAATCCTAAAAATACATATTTTTTATATTTTTTTATATATACATATTCACCATCTAATACTGTTAAATTATATTTTTCTAATTTTGATTTAGATACATAATCTGGTGTTATATTTTTCACTTCTAAATTATTATTTATCAAATATACTTGATTTTCTAATATAAACAGATAATTTCTTTCTCCATCTGCTTTATCTGTTACTGTATATTTATTTGGTATTCTATCTACTATATGAATAATTTCACTTGTTACTGATTGCATAGAAGGTAAATCTCTAATATCTTTTGAATTTTCATCTTCATTACTATATGATAATTTAATTAAATTATTAATAACTTTATCAGCATTAATTTCAGAACATAATTTATTAGAAACTTGAATTTGTTTTAAACAAAATATTAAATTTTTTTCAAAATCTTTAATAGCATCATTAAGTTTATTACCTAATGGTTTTTTAAATGATAAATCTAATTCAAATTCATATCTACTATTTGATTCATTTATATATAATAATTTATTATTTTGTTTTACATTTGTTAAATCTAATCTCAATTTATAATATTCATTATCTACTAATATTAAACTTATTCTTTCCTTATATCTAAATACTATATTAAATCTTTCACTTTCATCTAATTTTATTAATTCTTTTAATATATTAATATCAACTGATTTTTCTTGTGATAATCTAATTCTACAATCAAATTCTGGTATCATTATTAAATTATTTTCATCATTCGATTTTATTTTATTTATTATAAATAATTTTTCATTTGGTTTATCATTTAATATTAAATTCACAAAATATGAAAATATCACATGATTATATCTTTTTTTTAAATTATCATCTAATTTACTATTAATATTATCTAAATCTATTAATGTTACTCTATAATTTGATACATTATTTATATTATCAAGAGGATTTGATTTATCTAATATATTTTCTGTTTTATATTGATATGCTATATCTAATGATGTTTCATTAACTAATTTTAAATTTTGTAATTTTGATTTTAATGATAATATATGTAATAAATTTAAATATTTCTGTTGAGTTAAATATTTCTTATTATTAAATATACACTCTAATTCTATATCATTTGATGATTTTGATAATAATTTTTTTAATTTATCATCTAAACCATTTTGTATATAATCAAGATTATAATTACTCATTTTTATTCTTTATTATATATAATATTTCTTAATATATTTATATATATTATTTAAATATCTTTTATATTCTTTTTTGCAATTTTTTTTAAAAATTAGATTCATTTGATATTTTAATCTATTATATATTATAACAATTTAATAGATCAAATAAAAAATATTTATAATTTATATAATTTAAATTTATTTGATTTTATATCTTTTGATTTAGTGACAAATCCATTTTCATTTATATTATTATAACCACCTAATAAATCTTTATTATTGTGACTTAATAAATTATTATAATCACCTAATAAATCATTATTATTGTGACTTAATAAATTATTATTATTGTGACTTAATAAATTATTATTATTGTGACTTAATAAATTATTATAACCACCTAATAAATCTTTATTTTTATTACAAGATTCATTTGTTATTTGTGTTAATAAATTAGCAAATTCTAAAGTTTTTGTTATACCATTTATTTTATCTTCTCTAGTACTAGTTGCTAATAATAATGTAACACATTTTGAATTATTTAATGGTTGTAATGATAATTGTTGTTTATAAGAATTTTGTAAATTAATAATTGATTCTTCTAATGATCCTGAATTATTATTTTTATTTATAATTTGTTGTTTATTAACATAAGGATTTCTATTGCATCCTAATAATTGTATTGCATATAATAATTTTAACCAAATACTTTTATTAATATCATATTTTTCAAGATAATTTTCTTCAAATGTTATCTTATTATTTATAATATTATTTATTACTTTTTCATCTTTATATGGATAACTTAATAAATTTATATTTTTACTTAAACTTTCATTACCTTGATCATCTAATGTAAAATCATTTTCCCATTTATTATTAGATGTATACATAATAGTTCTAATTAAATGTTTTATTGAATGATTAATCCAAAAACCTTGTCTAACATTCAATAAATAATGTGGTATTAAATTATCTGCAGCTTCTCTATCTCTTTCACCTTGACTTATATTATTTTCATTAAATAATTTTTTAATTCTATCATATATATTATTATTATATTCTAATGTTGTTTTATCTATAAAATTAAAAGGTTCAATATCTATATTTAATTTTAATTGTGATATAATATATAATCTAATATATAAATTTATAATATTGGTTTTAATTGAATTTATTTTTTCATCATCATTGTTTTGTTTAAAATTATATATGTATTCTATATTATTATTATTATATGTATTATTTATTATATTAGAAAAAAATATATTGTTAAATTTTTCTTTTCTTAAAGTTTTTGATGTAACATAATCAAATAATTCATAACTTATATTATCATTATCATAATCATATTTAAATAAAACAATATCTTTATTACTTTTATATTTATACATAAATGTATCTTTAATTGGATATTTAATAAATATATTATAAATATCTGCTAATTGATCTAATTTTGATGAATACATATTATTATTAATAATTTTTTGTATATTTTTATCTTCTTTTATTAAATTAAATATTTCTACTTTATTAAACTTATATTTAAAATTAATATTTTTTTCATTAAATTTATTAGATAAATTATATCCCAATACATCATCACTATCATTATCTCTAAATAATAATTTTAATGTATCATTTATTGCATCTAATGATTTAATAATATTATCACTACTACATGAATTATTTTTACTAACAGTTAAATATGAATAATACATTCTTTGAACATAAAATGATGTGATTAATTTCCATGGATCTATATCTAAATCATCACAAGTTAATGATTCATTATTATCTTTTTTAAATACCATCTTATTAATATTTTTTTTAACTTTAGCTTTTTTAAATATATTCATAATTGAAGTATTAATATTATCATCTGTTGAATGAAATAAATCTTTTATTACTAATTTATTATTTATACTATATTCTTTTTTAATAATATTATTATTTGTATCTATTATTGTTATTTTATAATTATCTATTATAATTTGTTGTGTTTCTGATAATTTATATAATTTATTATTATTCTCTATAAAACTGAAATTATTATTATTAATATCATTTAATTTTGTATTTTCATCTAAATTTGTTATTTTTACTAATTCATCTGCTGCTATTTCATATGGTATTTCATTTCCTGCTTTATCTATAAATATATTATATTTATATTCTGTTGTTATTGGATCATATATTTTTATTATAAAAAACATATGTGATCTAGAACTATCAGGATTATATTTAGTACATCTAACTCTATTATTTCTTCTTCTAATATCTTGAATTTGTGAAATTTTAGTATCTAATAATTGAGATAATTCTTCACCATATGTTTCTATATCATTTTTTTTATATATTGTTTTTTCTAATTTATAATATAATTTATCTTCTGTTATCATTTCATATATATTATTTTCTTTGATATTAAATATATCTTTAGTTTGTATTATACTATCCTTATTAAAATTTACCAAATCATAATAATTCTTTATTTTAATATTATTATCAATATTATTATATTCTGTAGGTTTATCATTTTTTGTTAAATCATTATTAATATTCCATAAAAATAATTTTTCTGTATAATTATTATCATCAATTGATAAGGTAGTTTTATCACCATAAACTTCACCTATTAATATTTGAGTATCTATATTTGTACCTAATGGTGATATATATAATTCATCTAATGAATCTTTTATTATATTTGTTATTATTCCTTTTTTATTTTTTGGATTTGAATCAATATTTCTACCTAATAATAATGTCGTCTTACCTGTTCCTGAAAAACCATATGTTAAAAATATATTTGCTCTATATTTAATATTTGTTATATCTCTTACACTATTTGTTATAGGTAGTTTATTCGAAAAATTATTACCAATTCCATAATATAAATCACTTAAACTCGTATTTGATTTAAATACTCTTTCAAATTTTCCATATGTTTTACCATTTATTGTTATACATTCATCTGTTATTTCATATTTATCTGATATTTTTCCAATATTTTCATCTCTAAATTTAACATAAACTCTAATTGCATTTTGTGATTCTGATACTATTTTATTAAATGTATTTAATATCATTATATTTCTCATTTTATCATTTTTATATTTATCTTTTAAATTTTCTTGATAATCTATATTATTAATCATAAAATCATTTATTTTACCATAATTTTTTAATTCAAATAATAAATTTTCTTTATTTTCTTTAAAACTATTTAATAAAATATATTTATCTTTTTGAATTGTTAAATAATCTAATAAACTTGATAAATATGATAAATTTCTTATACTTTCCATTTTTTTATTTATATCAATATTACCATCATTTAAATTATTTTTATTTTTGTCAATATTAACTTTAATTATTTTATCAATTTCATTAGTAATTTCAATACATTCTTGTATATTATTTAATGATTTAATATATAATACAATATCTAAAGCTTTTTGTATTAGTTGTATATTTTCTTTATTTATAATATTATCTATGGTATTTTTAATTGATTCTTTTATTTCATCTATGTTTATAGTTAATTTATTCAATATATTATTACTAGTATATTCTTTAATAATATCTGTATTTTTGATACCATTATTAATATTACGTAATTTTTTTTTCATATTTTCAGCTATATTATTAATATTTTTATATATTTCATCATATGCATTTTTAAAATTATATTTTTTATCAATATTAATATTAAATTTATTTAGATCAATTTTATTAGATAAATTAATATTAGTATCTTTTAATATATCTATTAACATTCTTACATTATTTGAATCATTATTTTTATTATTATAATATAATAATAATGTATGAATAAATTCTAACATAGGATTTAATTCACCACCTTTTTGATCATTAAAATAATCAGCAATTGGTTGAGTATAATTATTAGTATATAATAAACCAATTTTATATAAAATATATTCATCATTAGATGACATTAATTTATTTTTACTATCTGGTGTAATATTATTTTCTATATCTTTAAAAATTTCAAATATATCATAATTAATTTTTTCTATTAATTGATATAATATTTCTTTTTTATATTTATTAAAATCTTTTGGTTCTTGTTTTAAATTTTCAATTGATTGTAATAATTCTAATTGTCTATATAATGATATAAATATATTTTGAAACTTTTCATTATAATTTTCTATATTTTTATTATATTCATATATATCTTTAAAATATGGTCCAGTTGTTATTATATCTTGTAAATTAGTATAAATATAATTTATTATTTTTATATCATTTGATAAAATAGTTTCAGTTAAATTATTTTCATTAATATCTTTTTTATATTTTTTTAATAAATTACTTATATATATTATTGGATCAAATACTGATATTTCTTTTATTTCATCTTTTTTATATTCTAATTCTATATTATTTAATATAGTTATATCTATATTTTTAAAATTATTTAATAAATCTTTGAATATATTATTATCTTCACCATATATTTGACTATAATAATTATAAAAATTTACACATGTATTTAATAATATATTTATTGATTTTAATAATATCATATATAATGGTTTAGATGATTCATCTATTTTATCATATTGATCTCTATAAAATGGTAATATTTTATCTAAATTTTCAAATTTTATAATATTATTAAAATATTCTATTCTATTACCACCACTTTGAACATTATTAGATTGTTTAATTGGTGTGGTATTATTTAATGTGATATTATTTGATAATCTATTTGGTGTTAAATTATTTGGTTTATTATTATTTAATTTTTGTTTTTCTTGAATTAAATCAGATAATTGTTTTTTTAATAAATCTATTGATATATTATTTAATATAGTATTTGAATCTTCTTTATTTGAAGTTATACCATCTATAATTTTTCTTAATTTTAATAAACTATCAGTTTGATTATCTAAAATATTATTAAAACTATTAGATAATTGTTCCATATTATCGATATAATTTGATAAATTTTCATTATCTCCATTTTTCATTCTATCATCTTTTAATTTTGTAATTAAATATTCTAATGATAAACGTATATTAATTAATGATTTAGGATCATTATAATCAGCAATAATCTTTATTATATTAGTAATAAAACTATTAATATTTTTAGATAGTTTATTCATACCATTAAATTTTTTTGTGAAATTATCTATCATATTTTTAAATTTTTCTTTCATATCAATTTCTAAATCCATTATTAAATTTATTATAACATATAATTATAATAAATAAAATATTTATTAACTTTAATTATAATTTGTTTATTATATATATTATTTTTTGTTTATTTTCATTACTCTTTTCTATATATTCTAATATTTCATTATATATTACATCATTATATCTTTTTAATATTTTTTCTTTATTAAATTCTATATTATCATTATTTACATCTATTATACTTATTAATTCATAAATATAATTTAATCTATCTTTAATATTATATTTATATATATTATCATATAATATATTATCATCTAAAAAATATATATTATTTAATATATTTATTATATCTTCTATATATCTATTATATATAATATATGATTTTATTTTATTAATTAAATTATCAATATCATAAATATTATTAATTATATATTCAATAATATCTATTTTATCTTCATCATTTAGATATATTAAATATTTATCATATATATATAATAAATTTTCATCTAAATTTTCTAATCCTTTTCTAATAATATTATTATTATTACCACCTTGTTGATTTATATATTGTTGTAATTCATTATCAATATTATTCAATTCATTAAATAATTTTTTATTTAATTCTATATTATTATTTCCACCTGTATTATCATTATTATTATTTATTATATTATTATTATTATTATTTATTATACTATTATGATCTATTCTTTTATCTTTTACTTCAACTTCTACTTTAATTTCTTGATTATTTTTTTTATTATTTAAATTATTATTTAAATCATTAGTTGTAGATTTAAATTTATCATTTAAAGTATTATTTAAAAAATCAAATGAAGCATTAAAACTTTTATCAAAATTTGTTTGTAAAAAATTTAATGAATTTTCATAAAATTTAAATTTATCTAATAAATCTTTATAACGACCATTTAATAATGTATTATTTATACTCAAATTATTTACATATTGACTCAATATATTATTTTTATTCAATAATAATTTAATATTATTTTCATAAGTATTTATTTTATTTATATAATGTTTTATTGTTATATCTTTATCATCATAATTATTATAATCTTTTCTATTACCACCTGATATTTCTAATGTTGTATATATTTTATTTATATAATATTTTATTTTTAATATATTTAATGATATTTTATCCATTTATTGTCTCTAATAATATTAATTTAATAAAAAAATTATTATAATATATTTATTATATATATATGAATAATCAAGATAATAATAATAAAAATAATAAATGGCTATATATTGGTATTGGTATTGGTATTAGTATTTTAATCATAATTATTATAATATTTTTATTATATAAAAGAAATTCTAATAAAAAATTATTATTAAATGATGATTAAAATAATAATATAAAAAAATATTTGTATTTATATAATAAAAAATGACAAAAGATTCAAAAGATAAGAAAGAAGATAAACCATTAAAAATTTTATTAAAAAGAACTAATGGTAAATTATCTATTAAAAAATCTAATTATATTACTAATAAAAATAAAAAAAAATTAGATGAAATTAAAGAATATATATCTGATATTGATCCAATATATAAATTAGAACCATTACAATTACCTGATAAATGGTATAGTGAAATGACACATCTTGATATTGATAAATATGAAATTAAAGATTGTAATTTTAATGAAAGAGAATATGAAAAAATTAAAACTAAAACTATTAATAAATATATCACTTTAGATAGAATTTTAAATATTAAATATATTACTTTAGATGATAAAACTAGATTAATTGAACGATTAAGTATTTTAAGAGATGTTGAAAATGATCCATATAATTTTATAAAATTTCGTGATAGTTTATTAAATGATATTGAAAGATATGAAAAAACTACATTAGAAGAATTTACTGATTATAAAAATAAACAAAAAAATAGAAAAGAATTAGATTCTATTATTATTTCTGGTGATCAATTAGAAGATAAAATTATTAATCTTAATATTGATCAATATTATAAAGGTATTATTTGGCAAAAATATAAAAAATTAATTAGATTAGATCATCATGATGGTGAATATTATAAATTGAAAGAATGGATTGATACTGTTATCAATATACCTTATAATAAAATCAATAATGTTTTTAATGAAAAAATTAATACTAATACTAATATTTTATTAGATATCAAAAATAAATTAGATAAAGAGTTATATGGTATGCAAACTGTTAAAGAACAATTATTAATGATTATTAATCATAAATTAAATAATCCTAATGCTTCTAATATTAGTTTAGCTTTAGTTGGTCCTCCTGGTGTTGGTAAAACTCATTTAATACAAATTTTAGCTAATGTTTTAGAATTACCATTTCAACATATATCAGCGGGATCGATAAATGATTCAGCATTTTTAACAGGTCATTCTTATACATATGAAGGTTCTAGACCTGGTAAAATAGTTGATGCTTTAATTAAAATGAAATGTAAAAATGGTATATTCTTTTTTGATGAAATAGATAAATTAAGTCAATCATCAAGAGGACAAGAAATTACTAATCAATTTATACATATTAGTGATTTCACACAAAATCATTTGTTTATAGATAAATATATACCAGAGATACCTATTGATTTATCTAAGGCTTGGTTTTTATTTAGTTTAAATAGAATGGAAGATATGAATCCTATTCTTAGAAATAGAATGAATTTTATATATGTTAATGGTTATTCTAATACTGATAAATTTAATATCCTTAAAAATTATCTCATTCCACGATTATTTAATGATTTTAATTTGAATGATAAATATGTATTTGATGATGAATTATTATATCATATTATTAAAACAACAACAAAAGAAGAAGGTATTAGAGAATTAAAAAGATCTATTTTAACTATTTTTAAATGTCTAGAATTAATATATTCTATTAAAAAAGATAATAATGAAGAAGTTGATATATCATTTATTAGAAAGAAAGTTAATTATTCATTTCCATATCAAATAAAAAAAGAAGATGTTGATTTGTTTTTAAAGAAAGATATTCCTGATAATTTTCCATATTCTATGTATATTTGAAATAAAATTAATATGATACTTCACCAAAGGCGCTTTCAGTGCACGCTGATTTCATATAATATTTTTAATTATATTAGATTATTGTTAAAAATATTACATATATAACTATCATTATTATATTATATCAGCGTGTTATATATAAATAAAATAAATATGCCGCAGGCACCTTCGGTGATTATTATATATGATTATTATATATGATTATTATATATGATTATTATATATGATATTATTTTCTTAATTCTTTAATTTTATCATCATATTGATCTTTCCAAATACAATATATATATGGCATATATAAATCAGTTTCATCTATTTTCATATTTTTATATTTTTTTTCTATCATACATGCATCACCATATATATATAATGGCCAAATATAGCCAGATAACACAGTTTGTCCTAATGTATAAAATATTTTTTCACTTTTTAATAATTCTCTATAATCTTTATTTTCAGAATCATATTTTAATGTATTCTCATTTATGTATATTGATCTAACAAAACCATATACAGTAAGAGATGTTATTAATTTATTTTCTTTAACATATTTTATAGTATTTACACTATAATTATTATTTTTTATAAAATTAGATAATCTATTAAACATTTTTATTATATTGATAACTATATTTAATCTTACTTATAATTGATACTTGATTATTGCAATTTTTTATAAAAATAAGATATTTTATCAAATATACAATCTTCACCGAAGGCGCTTTCAGTTCACGCTAATTTCATATAATATTTTTAATTATATTAGATTATCATTAAAAATATTATATATATAACTATTATTATTATATTATATCAGCGTGTGTTTTAATAAAAATATTATATAATTATTCAATATATATCAAAAATGAATACACATATATGTAAAAATTGTGATTTATGTAAACAATATAGTTGTAATTCATGTAAATCATGTAGTCATTATAATGATAATAATGATAAAAATTGTGATTATTGTTTTCATGAATGTATATCTTGTTATCGATGTGTTGGCAATGGTTGTGGTTTTTGTTATGATTGTATTGAAGATGGTTGTGATGAAGATTATGATGAATGCGATTATTGTTATCATGATTGTGAAACATGTGGTATATGTATAGATGGCTATCATGAAGATTGTGAATATTGTAGTGATACTGATAAATGTAAAGAAGATTGTGCTTGTATTGATTGTAAGTATATATGTCATAAATGTAATGATTATCCATTTGAATTAGATATAGATTTAACATGTAATAAATGTGGTAAAAGAAATAATAATAATGATAATAATAATGATAATAATAATGATAATAATAATGATAATAATAATGATAGTGACAATAGTAATAATGATAGTGATAGTGATGATAATAATAATGATAATGATAGTGATAGTGATAGTGATAATGATAATAATAATGATAATGATAATGATAGTAATAGTGATGATAATGATAATGATAATAATAGTGATAATGATAATGAAAGTAATAATGATAGTAATAATAATGATAATGAGAATGATAGTGATAATGAGAATGATAATAATAATAGTGATAGTTATAATAAAAAACATAAATGTAATAAATGTACAAATTGTAAATATTATAATTGTTTATCATGTAAATTATGTGATCATTATGATAATAAAGATGATAATTGTAAATATTGTTATCATGAGTGTAGTAAATGTAATTTATGTGATGAATTTTGTTGTAATGTGTGTAGAGCTTGTGATCATTATAAAAAACTAAATAAAAAATGTAGAAATTGTAAACATTGTTGTGCTACATGTTATAGATGTATTGAATATGGTTGTCAGGAGTGTAATTCTTGTGCTTGTGTTGATGGTGAACATGAAGATTATGATGGATGTAAGGGAGAAGCTAAGGCTTTTCTGCCTTAGCTTCGGGAACCTCAGGTAATTATTGTTATCATGAATGTCGCACTTGTGGTTTATGTATAGATGGTAATCATGAATATTGTCATTATTGTCAATATAATAATAATGAAAGTGAAGATGATGAAGATAATAATAAATGTAATGATAATTGTGCTTGTATAGATTGTAAATATATGTGTCATAAATGTCATGATTATCCATTTGATTTAGAAGTTAATATGACATGTAAAAATTGTTAAATTTATTTAATTATATATATATTAAATGTCTAATAATATAGAACATATATAAGATGAACATAAAACTAAACTACTATATGAAACCTATCTTAATTGTAAAAATAATTATTTAACACATTTATAAAGATTTTAACACATTTATAAAGATTTTAATATATGTAATAAAGATGGATATATTTTATAATGGTTAACTATATATTAAGATTGTGAGAAATGTGATAAATATATAATAAATTCACAAGATAATATAGATAATGATAGTGATTATATAGATTGACTTATAAAAAATTGCTAAAAATAATATATTGATAATAATATTAATAATAAAATAATATAAATATATCTAATATTATATTAAGATAATATATAAAAAATGTCATTAGCAACATGTTCAAAATGTTTTTATTCATTAACTATAATGAAAGATACTGAATCAAAAACTAATCAACAAAATAAGAAAATATTATCATTAAATACACCTGAATTATTTTTAGAATATTTAAAAAAGATTAAAAGAGAAGGTATTGATGATGATATTGAAATTAAATTAATATTTAATGAAAATGATTTTATAACATATTTAAAATCACAACAGAAATTATCACAAGATGATATTGATGTATTATTAACAAAATATAAACAATTTTTAAATAAGAAGATAACTAATGAATATATTAAAAAATGTGTTGCATGTCATTCTAAATATCCATTAGAAGCAAATACTATTATATTTGCATTAAATTTAAAACAATCAACAACATTTAATGATGATAATATAGAATTAAAATTAGATGATAAAATATTACCTAGAACAAAAGATTATATTTGTGAAAATCCAGATTGTTTAACTAATAATTCAAAAGACACTGAAGGTGCCTTGGGTAAAAAAATATTATTAGAAAAAGAAGCAATTATATATAGAAGTAATAACTCTCATCATATAAAATATGCTTGTTGTGTTTGTAAATATAAATGGAATATTTGATAAATTTTATATAATAATATAAATGAGTAATATGAACTGATCTTTGATCAGTGATACGAGTTATTATTATTTATATTACAAATAAAAGTTTAGTTCACATAATTAGTTTATATAATGTCATTTTATAAAAATAATTATATAATAATAATCTAAAGTATATAAAAATTGGACTTTAGTTTGTTAAAGAAAACTTAAGCGCTTAATATTTTTTTTTCAAAAAAATTGATATAAATAATATATAGATATATTTAATATAATATTTAATAATAATATATTAAATATGAGTAAAGTAGTTAAATCAAAATCATTAAAAACTAATAAAAAGGTTGTTGATGAAACAATACCTATAATAAATGAAGAAATAATAACAAAAAAACGAGTTATTAGAAAAAAAACTAATAATGTTATTAATTCTAAATCTATTAAAAATGATAATATTGAGTCTAAATCTATTAAAAATGATAATAAAGATCTGGATATTGAATATAAACAAACTGATGAATTAGTTGATAATAATGAAGATAAAGAAGAAGATACTGTTCAAAGTGATATTGAAAGTGATAGTGTTGAAAGTGAAGAAATAGAAGATGAAAAAGAAGAAGATGATGATAAAGATGAAGAAAAAGAAGAATTTGATGAAGAAATAATAGATAAAAAAATAGATTATTTAGAGAAAGAACCAGAAGCTGAAGATTGTGTATATGATCTAGAATATGATGAAATATATGATACTGAATTAGATAAACAAGCTATTGAAGTTGATAAAGAAAATAGAATAACAAAAAATATAATGACATCATATGAAAGAGTGAGAGTATTAGGTATAAGATCAAAACAGATAACAATGGGTGCGAAAGTATTAATAAAATGTGATGAAAGTTTATCAGCAATGGAAAAAGCTAAATTAGAATTAGAAACAGGAATGACACCATTAAAGATTAAAAGAACATTACCAAATAATAAATTTGAAATATGGAAAATTAGTGAATTGATTCAAAAATAAAATAAATAAAATTATTACTGAATATGTCAATGATATCATATTGATTATTATATTTTTTTTATAAAATTATCTATAATCTTATATAATTCATTATAATCATTAAAATTATAATAATTATTAATTATTAAATCATAATCATTAAAATTATCTAATGATATTTCAGAAGGATGACTTATCATTAATTTTAATTTATTTAATTTATTTAATTTATCATTATTTATAGTATTATTAATAATGATATCAATATGTTTATTTAAATCATTATAAGTAATAAATTCATGTTTTATATCATCATCTGTATAATTAATTTCTTGTAATAATCTTGTCAAATTTCTAGCTGGTGAATATACTTTAAATAATAAACCATTATTATCAATTATATATTTAGCTTCATTAATAAATCTTATATCACTTATCATTATAACAAAACAAATATTTTTATTTTTATATAAATTTTTAATTCTATCAATAGTTAAATCAATCCAACAATCTATTGCTCTTATCCAAATATTCTCATTATATTTTTGTCTACCATTTTCTGTTCCATATAATTGTAATAATCTTCTAGTTTCATCATCTTTTGTTATAAATAATTTATTAAAATCTAAAGATAAATCTCTACATATTAATTCAGTTTTAATTTGATCACCAAATGATATAGGTATTGGATGGATAATATAATCATTAAATTTATTATTAATATAAGGAAATATAATATTTTCCATGATATAGTTTTTACCGGAACCTAATTTACCAGATATACCTATATATATTTTTTTATGATTCATTTTATAATATTAATTATCTTATTTATTTATATTATAAATAAATATCTATTATGAATAATTTTTTCAATAATTTTTGGAATAACAATATGGATATATATAAACATATCTATATTGCAACTAATGATTTTAATGAAGATATATCTTATTTACAAAATAAATTATCTAATATATCTAATATTGACCATTTTATAACTGTTTCTGGTGGATGGTTTTTTTTATTATCTTCTATATCTTCTTCTAATATTTTAAAAAATATTGTCATTTATGATATTAATCCAAATATGATATATATTTATAATCTAATTTATCATATTTTTATTATTAGTCCAGATATTAATTCATTTTTAACTAATCTATTTTGTAGAAAAGTTAAAGATTATCATATATTTAAATCAAATCAAGATATAATTGATTATATGAATATAGATTATGATATTAATATATATAATAATGTTAAAAAACAATTAAAAAAATATGGATTAAATGGTAAATTAGCTTTATTAATCTATAAAACTATTATTAAAAAACATGTATTTAATTTAACTAATGATCATATAGATACTAACACTATTCCTAGTTATTTCTATGATAAAAATAATTTTAGAATTTTTGGTAAAAAATTACATACTACTCAATCTATTAATGATTCTTCACATTATTTAACTACCTTCTATGTTAATATTCTTCAACCATTTATTTCTAATGATTCTTATAATAATGTTAGAAATCATTTATTAATTGCTAATGTTTCATTTAGATTATTTGATTTAAATATATTATCATCTAATAATTTTATTAATTTATTAGATAAATTTTATGAAAATGATAATATATGTATCTATATTGATGGTATAGATATTGATTATTTTACATATTTATTTATGAATAGATCTAATTTATTTAAAATATTTCAAAGTATTTTAATTAAATATAATCTTAATAAATTTTATATATTATCAAGTAAATCTGGTTTAAACATAATTGATAATAATGATATTATATATGATGAATATTATATTAAAACTAAAAATATAGAAATAAAAGATATATCATTAATCAAAAATTATAAAACATTTGAATATACTAATTATGATAAAGAATATATTAATAAATTAAATAATGATTTATCATATAATTTAATTAAATCATATAGATATAATCATTTATATAAATTATTTAGATCTATACCTAAACCATGTAATCCACATATTCATTTTTCTACTATTGTTTCTTATAATAAAATTTTAAATATATTACATACTATTAATAATGATTATCCTAATATATATATTAAATTTAGTAAAAATAAGATATATTTGGGTTTTGAAAATGAAGAAATTAATAAAAATAATAGTGAATTATATTTCAAAGATAAACATCATAAACAAATTATTACATATATACAAGATTATCATAATATTAATAAATTTGATAAAATAAATATGATAGGCGATTTATTTTATAATATTATTAAATATAAAAAATTTTATATTGAATATTATCTACCTAATATAATCAATATGATGAATAAACATAATATCTATTATATGAATATTAGATTATTATTGGGTACTGTTTTCGATATTAATAATAATAAACGTATTTATTTATCTTATACAGATGAATTAGATTTATTATATAATTATAGAGATAAATTTAATCTAATTATATCTTTTAGTAAATGTAAAGATCAACAAATTATTATTAAAAATATAATAAAAATATGTGATTTAATGAATCAAAATAATAAATATAGAGAAATAATTATTGGATTTGATTTATTAGGAGATGAAGATTTATGTAATGAAATATCTAATTTAATTAATCCATTATTAAATATTAAACAAAAATATAATATTGATTATTATATACATGCTGGTGAATTTATTAAATCTAATAAAAGTTTAAATAATTTAAATATTGTTCATAAATTATTACCTAATAGAATTGGTCATGCTTCTTATTATCTTATTAATAATGATTTGATTTATAATAATAATAAAGATATATTATTAGAATTATGTCCTATTAGTAATTATTTTTATCATCATACTATCTATAATTATCATAAATTTTTAAATCTTTTAAATTATATTGTTATTGGTTCTGATGATGATAATAAACTTTTAAGTAATTTATCTATTGATTATATGTTTTTATATTTTTATTATAAATTAGATATTATACAAATTAAACAATTATTATTAAATTCTCTTAAATGTATACCTTCTAATATTATTAATCAATTTGATTTTATCAATAAATTTAATAATGATTTTAATACTTTCTTATCTAAATTATAATTATAATGAGCTCTGTAAAGCTAATCAAAGATTAGTGATGCGATATTATATTATTATTATTATTATATAATTTCATTCTATATCAAATTTATTTAACTTCTTTTAATAACTAATTTCATCATATCATTTCCATTTTCTATATATGTCTTCTCACAATTATCTCCTTTTGTTATTATATATTTTTTTATCATATTTATATCTATATTTATATCTTTCATTTCAAGTGATAATTTATCATATATTCTTATATTATCTCTCTTTTTTAATCTCATTGTTAATTTAAATATATAATAATTTTCTTTTATTATTTCAGTATTAGTTTCTGTATTAGTTTCATTATTAGTTTCAGTATTATTATTTGATTCATTATTATTATTAGTATCTATATTAGTATCTAATTCATTATTATTATTAGTATCTATATTAGTATCTAATTCATTATTAATATTAGTATCTAATTCATTATTAATATTAGTATCTATATTAGTATTTGATTCATTATTAGTTTCATCAGTATTATCTGTATTAGTATTTGATTCATTATTAGTTTCATTAGTATTATCTGTATTAGTATTTGATTTATTATTAGTTTCATTATTAGTTTCATCAGTATTATCTGTATTAGTATTTGATTCATTATTAGTATTAGTATCTATATTAGTATTATCAGTATTATCTGTATTAGTATTATTTATATTAGTATTGGAATTTATATTAGTTTCAGTTGTTGTTGATTCATTATAATTATCACTATTAGAATCATTATCAGTTATTGTTGAATCAGTATTAGTTTCAGTTGTTGTTGATTCATTATAATTATCAGTATTATTAATATTAGAAGGACTATTTAATGGTGAATTATTAGGAGTATTAGATATATTAATAGAAGATATTGGAATAAAAAATAAGAAATCATATGAATTAGTTACAGGAACTAACCAATTATATTGATTAGGTACTGATGAATCTAAATAATCATCAAATTTATACCAATCATCTTGATTAATAAAACAATCATCATTAATAGATAAGAAATTAGAAGAGTAATTAAATTCAATAGTATTAAAATAATAAAGAGGTATAACACATTCATAATAATAATTACCATCATTAGCTAAAACTTTACCATTTAATTTAATAATATTTAATTTATTATTAGAAGTGATGTCATTTTTCATTGAAGATACAACATTATTAAGAATATCAATTTTAGAGTCATGATTAACTAATTTATCATTAATAATATTAATACCAATATCTTGAGAGATAGAATTAATATTTAATTTAATATCTGTTATTTCATTATTTAATTTAATAATATCATCACGAGATTCATTTTTTATATTATTTAAATCATTAGATAATTTATCTTGTATATAATTATGATTATTATTAAGAACTGTTAAATAATAATTATCTTTCTTTTTAATATCATCTATATCAGATAATAATTTAGTTTTAAATGAATTAAAATCATCTATACCTAAATATTTATTATCATAATTAATCAAATAAGTATTAGCAAATTTATCAGTAATATTTTGATCATTATTAGTAGATGTAATATTATTATCAATACCATATAATTTATTATTTTTAATATTAAGTGATGAAGTATGAATTTTATTTTTTATTTCTTGTAATTTATTTTGTAATAAATTATTATTTGTTGATGATAATATATCATTATTAGATTTAATTGAATTCATATCTAATGATGATTTAGTATTTTTTAAATTATTTAATGAATCTTGATTATTATATTGAGATATATCAATATTAGATTTAATTGAATTCATATCTAATGATGATTTAGTATTTTTTAAATTATTTAATGAATCTTGATTATTATATTGAGATATATCAATATTAGATTTAATTGAATTCATATCTAATGATGATTT